GCTGCCATCTGGCTGATTGTTTGAGATGCGAAGATTGGAGAAATAATCAAGCCCAAGCATTGTGGCTGTTGGAACATCTGTATCCATGAGATCGACAGTCATGGCATCAATGCGGATTGAAGTTTCAGCTCTAGTTGCCACATAGATTGAGGCAATATCTAGGACTTGGCTGTCAGTCTCGGCAATAAGATTGCTTTCAACATTTCCGTGTGGGAAATACTTAGCAACTGAGGCGGCATTTGTCACACTTTGGGTTGTGCCACTAACACGAGTAAAAGTTGCATTGTTTATGATGAGTTTGTCATCAAAGGCAAACTGTAGGTTCTTGTAAGGAATTCCAGTCGATTGGTTAAACTCGATTGGAGTCTCGCCAAGAGAGCCGACAACCTCGCTTCTATCCTTGAATACAAGGGCACCATCGGCATTGACAAACATCGCGCCCTGCTCTGTAAACTCTGCGTTCTTAAGTGTGTCTAAGCCGTTGCGAGTGGTGGCTGGGTCTGCTTGGCAGGTTGTTGATCCTGTAGAAATTTGGCGCAAAGAATTTGGAAAGTCCATTTGGTCGAGTATCTTGGCAATGCGTGTGCCTGTTGTCTGCCCTGCTGTGGCATCAGTAATTGTTGATAGTTGAGCCAAGTTAAACAAGCGGAAGGCATCTGTGCAATAGATTTCAACATAGCCCATCTGCTCCGACTGGTCGTATGTATAGCGATACTCTGTTGTGTAGCCCGAGAACAGCCAATGAGTTACACCGCTTGCAGTTGCAGATACACGCAGCTTGCGTAAAGGCACAATGTAGCCGTAGTAAGGCGATGAAGTGTTTTGAGGGTTAAAGTATGAGTCAGGGTCTAACACGCGCACAATGGCTGTTCCAGCCTCATATGTGTCACGCTGAACATTGCGTCCACGAGTAATTGTTATTTGGCGAGTTGTCGAGGATAAGTCCACAACGAGGGCTGGAGTCTCTGAACCTGCAAAAGTTCCAACACCCAAGACACCTGCTACAGGATCACCAACAGTAAAAGGCAAACCAAAAGTAGCCCCAGAGTTAAAGTCTAGAGTTACCGATATGGTTGCTGGAAGTGCCACTAGAAACTTGATGTCGTTCTATTAAGTGAACTTGCTGAACCTGATGCAGAACTTCCAATAAGGTCAAAGCGTAGTTGCTGAGTAATTGCATCGCCACCTGTAACCACAATGTTTAGATTGCTTGGCATGTCTCGACCTGTGGCGCCGTAGTAAGAGCCTGTGCCAAAAGGATTTGTTGGTGACTCAAAGGCTGCGCCGCCAAAGTCTGCAAAACCTGTCTGACCAAGATTTGTCATAGCTGAAGGAATTGAGATGGCCTTAATCTTGTTCATGATTGCATCAAGATAAGAACTCCATAATTCAAAAGGGTTTTTAGCATCTGGCAAATTGCGCAAGAAATCTGACAGTTCTACGCTCATACCAACAGTCTTGGAAAGTTCAATAGTAAGGCGCTTAGCTTCATCATTGTTACCCATAAGAATTGCTGATTGGAGCTGAAGGCGTACTCGTTCTTCTTCTGTAATGCGACCTTTGAGGGCTGCAACGATTTGAATCTGATCCATGTCAAAAATTGCAGAAGCCTTCTTGGAAGCTGTAATTGCCTTAGTTGCCTTAAGTTGTTTGTTTTGAGCTGCTAAAAGTTCTTTGTTGCGTTTAACTGCCGCGGCTTCTGCCTTTTTCTGTTCTGAAGCTTGAACCATTCCAGAGATTGAAGGTATTGCACCTTTGTAGGCTTCATTTTGACTGCTTGAATTAAGCAACGCTAATGCGCCTCTAAAGTCTCCTGTGAGGAGTTTTCCTAGCGCACCAATCTGTCCGCCAAAGCCTCTGATAAATTTTCCAGTATAGAAGCTAAGGTCTTCCATAATTTTAATTATTTTGTCAATGCCCCCAGCACCGCCACCGCCAAGGTTGGCAAGTGCATCAACCAAACCTTTGCCAATCGCCTCTTGTGCCTCACCTGCTGCAACTGCAAGGCGTTCCATCTGTCCGGCGTATGTTGAAAGATAAGCTTCGTTTGCCCCACCAAAAAGCTTTGTCATGCGGTCTGTTATATCTGCAAAAGATGCTGTTTTGAGTTCTGCTTGAGTTAAGCCTAGAGAATACTTGCGAAGTCCACGAGTATTGCCTACATAAGCCTGACCTAAATCTTGAGCAACAGTTGTGAGATCAACTCCTGTGGCTCTTGATACTTCAATTGCTTGAGTTAAGATTTTTTGAGAATTAGTGACTGATCCTGTAACCTGCAAAAGAGTCTGCATTGCTGGGCGAAGTTGGTCATCGACCACGCCTGTTGCCTTTTCAAGGCTTTGAACATATTGTTCAATTCTAGGCGCAGACATTTCAAGCCCGAGGTTCTTCATTGTGTTTGCTAAAATTGTTGCTGCTTTATCATCCGCAACAAAAGCTTTTACTGACTCTTTAGCAAACTTAATAATTGCTGCGCTTCCAAGAGTTATTCCAAGAGTGCGACCTAGATTTTTAACATTCTTTTCAAGGTTAGAAGTTGAGTCTTGAGCCTTTTTGAAAGCTTTAGCACCGGTGAACTCGGATGCAATATCTATTCTTAAATTAGTATCAGCCACGAGTAGCCCTCATATTCAGTTTGTTAGCAGCGTTAAAGATTGCTTGAATGACATAACCTTTTGCTTTGCCTTGATCCTCAGAGTATGCGCGGAACATAGCGCGGCCAGTCATCTTCTGACCATTGCCTGCAAGTTGTCCACTTAGTTTTGGAGTAAAACGACCTTGAATGCCTGACTTACGCCCTGCTGTTTCATAGATTGCCCCTGCTGCTGACTTATTAAGAATAGAAGCAAGAGCGCTAAAGCCGCGACGGTTAGCGCGTGAAGGTGTTGTTTTATATCCAATCCCTCGACGAGCAATTCCAGCATCGTAAGCAACGCGTTCCCATTTGCCTTTTTGAGTTCCAAGAACCCAGCCAAAAGGCACATCTGCATTGCTTGGCATGTATCCACGAGCTTGTCGAACTACAGGTTTAAGAAAATTAGCAACTTCTTTTTGTGTTTCTTTTGCTAACTCTGGAGCAAAGGCGCGTAAAGATTTTCTAAGCGCGACCGCGCCTCGAACCTCTGTTGGCATTTGCTTGCTCCTTCGCTCTATCTTTCATCGCTTGGATGAGAGTTCTAAACATCTTGCTGTCAAGGTCAATCAAAGTTTGAGGCGAGAGTCCAGTCTCAAGGCTCAACCGAGCCACAAGATAGGTGATGGACTCTCGCGTTACGCCAAAGGGTCGGACTCAAGAACCTCAACATTTTTAAGTGTTGAGATGAATTCCTCACCAAAGGGCTTTACGGTTTCACCCGACCGACGAATTGCTTCCCAGCATAGCCAATAGACATCAGATTGCTTCTGATCTTCTATCAACGCTTTGTGAAAGCCTTTGTTCTTAGCTTGCTCGAAGGCATACTCGATTACCGGAGTAATCTCATAATCAGTTACCTGACCATCTGCCCTTGTTACCTTTAGCTTTGCCATTTTTAGCCCCTTAGTTAGTTATTAGAATGTACCTGTTGTTGCAACGACTGTTGCGCCAGAGATGTTCCATGTTACATCCTGTGTGCCTAAATCAGCTACAGAACCGTTGATGTCTGTTGTGCCGTTTACAAGCGCTGTGAATGTGTAAAGAGGGTTTGTTGCTGAGACAGCAGTTCCCTTTTCCTGTAGGAGAACTACAGTTACATTTGTTCCCCATGCAGCTTGAAGTGTTGCAAGAACATTTGCTGATGCTGTGTCGTTCAAGAATGAAATTGTTACAGAAGAAGCTTCTAGCCCCTTAACCATCTTGTGGCCTGTATCACCCATTGCTGTTACTTCGAGCTCGTCGAAGTTGCGGTTAAGTGTTACTGCTGTGACATGGTCGCTAAGATCAACTGAATTAACCTTAACGCCAACCTTGTTATTTAGAAATACTGCCATTTAGGTTATTCCTCGTCTTTCTTAGTAGTTGCTGGCTTTGCTGTTGCTGGCTGGATTTGTCCGACCTTGATGAGGAAGGCTTCCAACTCTTTGTCATAATCGGACATATTAACTCCAACTCGTAAGGATTGAGATTTGCATATCTGCTGTGAGCAGATCGCCCGATACCGCGTTGAGAACGCTTGGAGCGCTCACAGCCGTGATATTGAACTTTAAGGTCGAGGCAGCGAGCTTGTTAAAGACCGCGATTGCCATGTCCTCAATTCCATTTAGGTTGCCTTCATTGTCTAGTAAAGGCACAAGCATCACGATGCGAAAGTTAGCCATCGGACTGATAGTTGCATAAGAATTGTTGTTAGGCTCAATGTAAGGATCAGCAGGGCTGACGATTACAGAGTTGGCTATTGGTGTTGCAGGTGGAAACGCAAAGACTGAATAGCGTGTGTCATCTACAAGCGCGGTTGCAATCGTAGTTCTAAGGGTAGTGATAGCAACAGGCATTTACCCCACCATTGAGCTAGGGTCTAGGTAAGGTGCTAGAAGCCCACGCACACGCGCTAGAAGTGTATTACCCATTCGATATGGAGAAGGTGCAAAGCCATCAATAGTTACGCCACCAGATGAAGGTGCTTGGCGTGATTGCCAGATGTCAATCGAAATCATAAGAGCAGCAGTTTGAATTGCAGGGATAGTTGTGTAATCAGTATAAGTCTCTGCTGCTGCAATGCCATAAGGGTTTATTGTGTGATAAGGATTATCTGATGTGTGTGTTGTTGTTACGCTAAATGAATTTTCAGTAACTGCTGTAATTGTTTTTGTACCGTTGTACTTGGTACCTGCTCCAGAGATTACGACAGACTGACCCACATAAAAATAATCGCGAATAGGCTGATTAAAATAAAGAGTGCCCACTGTTCCGGTGTTTCCATGGGCAATAATATATTGCTGATTTTTCCATAGGAAAGGCAACAACACATTGTCTGCTGAGTCGCAGACTTCTTGCAAAGTTGCATCAGAATAGAGCGTGCCAACGCCAAGCGCGGTACGAAGCTCTGCAACTGTTGTAAGTGCCATTTGTTTCCTTTCCTAAAGACTGGTGAGGGTTGAAGGGCTCCGCAACCCCCACCAGCGACTTAAGTGGGCTTACGCCTTGTTGTTCTTAAACGCTCCAGCGCCGACCTTGGTAGCAATTGCTCCAAAACCGTAGTAACCGATAGTTACTGATCCTGCGGCTGTTGACTCGGCACGGAGGCGGTATGTTGGGCTCTCGTACCATGTGTAAGCATCTGGGTTAACGATAAGGATTGTTCCATCGCCATCGCCAGCGTTTGTTGGATCAACATAAAGGTTGAGTCCTGCAACATTGCCAAGAAGTGAAGTAGGAGTTACTGCTCCGCCTGCGTTCTGTGGCTGTGATGCTGTGTAGATTGGACGACCTGAGTCGTTGAGTGACATGATGTTTGACCATTGTCCTGTTGATACAACCATGTTGCGAGCAAATGGATTTGGAAGTCCTGCTGTTGCTGCATAAACAGAAGCTGAACCGCGAGCAACAACTCCGAGAAGTTCTGATGCTGTTGGGTAAGTTGTTGTTGTTGTGCCATCAAGTGTTGCACCTGCAATAAGCGCTGCGTTTACTGCTGCGTTTGTTGTTTTTGCGTAAGCTGCTGCCATATTGCGAACAAGCTCATCAAAAAATGCTGGTGATGTACGATCTAGAAGTTCAACAGAGAATGTCTGCTGTCCAGCGTACTTCTTTACTGATACTGACAAGAACGCTGAGGTCTGGTCTGTGTCTGTAAATGCTGCATCTTCTGCAACTTCGCCAACTGCTGGCATCTGTGTAATCTTTGGAATTTCAAAAGTCATACCTGCATCAGGTAATGTTCCACGAGAAATTGCATCAATTGATGGACGGATTGTTGTTCCAAGTGGGTTGATGATTTCAGATAATTGGCGTGTTGGTACTAGGCCAGCGTTATCTGTTGTGTTGTCTGCTGCAAGGATGTATTGACGAGCTGACTCATCTCCAAGTGCTGCACGGATTGTGTTCTCTGCATACTTTGCAGCTGTGATTTCAATGCGTGGCTTTGTGTAAGCCATTGCTGTTACAGCAGGGCGAGCAGCTTCAACTGCGGCAGCCTCAACTGTAGGTGTTGCTTCGACTGCTGAAGTGGTTTCTTCCACGGTGGCTGTCTCGCTTTCTGTTGGTTGGGTTGGTTCGACGACTTCATCTGATGATGCCGCTATATCGGTGACTGCCGCAGATTTGAAAGCCGCTGCTTGCACCAAACTGACTTCGAGTAGGTCAGCACTCGATACATACAGAACGCCATTCTTAGGCTTTGCTGCATTGACCATAACTCCGACTGAAAGACCAGTACGGAGTTCTTCTGAGGCTTCAATTAGAGCATCTGTGCCTCGGGATGACTTAGAAATCTTGAAAGATGCAAAGATGCCTTCGTCTGTTTCGTTGAAAAATTGAGCGCGGCCGATTGGCTGCTTAGGATCGTGCTCTAACAAGAGCTTCACTTTGCTTGAATCAGCTATCGTAATCGCTCCGCGCTCAAAGACAACTGCCCCTGCTGAGGTATTACCAACCTCGCCATTGAAAGGCACAATCTTGCCGGAGATAGTACGAGCTGCGCTATCTGCTGTAAGTTCTGCCGAGAATGTAAGCATTTCGTTCATTGCATGCTACCGCTTCCGTTAGGTGTTAAATCTGTCATTGCCATTGCCTGATCTTGAGTAATCAATTGCAAATCAAGAAGTTCTCTGATGATTGAAAGTTCAACTAATGGGTCTGTGCGTAGGTAGTTCTTGTCAATGTCAAACTTGACGATATTGCCACGCGCTGTAATGTCGTCCATTGATAGACGGTCTTCAATAGCAGACACATAAGGTTGCAGAGATAGTGTAAGGAACTGCTTGCGCTCATCAGTCACATTTGCATAAGTCATTGTTGTGTTCTGGTCTGCTGAGACATAATATGGAGGCACATTGCAAAGGCGAGCAATTTCAGTAGCTAGGTTTTGAATAGCCTCGTTATACATCATGTCTTTTGGTGAGAAGCCGATATTTTGCGCTTCTAAAGTTGAGGTGAGGTAAGCCGTTGATCCGTTGTTCCGAGCGCGCTTCCAAGAAGATAGAAGTCCTTGAACTTCTGCTGGAGGCAAATCCGCTCCGGAGTTCTTGAGGATTGTTGTAGCCATCGGCGTACCGGCAGCAACCACAGCAGCCTTTTGAATGTCAAGAGCTGCGCGAATTGTTGAAGTGCCTGTTGCAAGAATTCCATCATTAAGTGATTGGAAGGTAATCAATGACCCAAGACCATCCATAGGAAGGGTTCTGCCATCAACTGCGTATGACTTTACGAAAACATTGTCTTTGTCAAGAGTTGCTGTTACTCGGCTATTGGCAATCCACTCAAAGCGAGATGGTCGGCCATCTTCCTGGTAAGTCTCAACAACCTGCCAAAAGGCTTGTCCGTAAAATAAAAGTGAATCAACTGTGTAAGCAATAGTTACGGATCGTGGCTGGCTATAAGAAGGTTGTTCCAACCAAACTGGCTTTCCTAATTCTTCGCCTGTTGATTTCTTGTAAAGCTCAAGTGGAATTGTGCCAATAGTGCCAGCAAGTAAGTTGCGGCAACGCGCTAGGGCTGGAACTCCCATAGCTTCTGTGCGACCGACATAAGCAAATTGAAAAGGCATTGCATAAGGTGAATACTCGCCTAATACCTGTGGAGCGTATTGTGCTTCAATGTTAGATTTTGTCGCTGCACCCGTAAGGCGCGAAAGGATACCCATAGGTTGCAATTATACACTACATGTAGATTATTCCGTGTATATTGCCGCAACCTGTTGTGGTTTGTAAAGCATGTGAACAACCATTGCTAAAGCAATTGGCGCAGATACATCTCCAGCAGACTTTCGTTTCACAATACGCCAAGCAGAGTCATTGACCTTTGCCGCGCAGTTATTCATTTGCTGAATAAACTCGGCTTGGCCGTTATGGACAACGCGGTGATTAACCAATCCGTCTAATAAATCACCACAAGCTTGATAGAAGCTAGCACCAGAAATGTCCTGAACTATCTGTCCGGCATTGGCTAACTTGTCGGCTATTGATTGGGTTGTGTATTTGTCATAGCAGATTTGCCGAGGGCGATATTGGTCAGCCCAAGCTTTAACATCTTTGGCAATAGTTAGATCATCGACCGAGACTTGGCTTGACCAAGTTTGCAAGATGCCAACTCCAATTCGACCATCAGGCAAGATTTGTCCAGCGACAAGCGAAGCATTGCGCCGTGAAGGTGAGACATCGAATCCGAATACGGTATAGCCGCCGACTGGAATTTGTAGGGAACTATCCGAGGTTTCCTCAAGGATACCGTTAGGCCATGGGCTTTGAAGCGAGTCAATCCATTGGCAGAGCATTTCCGTACGGGTATTCTCAATTGGGCTCGTAGCAACAGCTTCTTCGAGCGCTTCTTCTGTAATTGTGTATCCAAGCGAAGGGTTAGCATAAGCCCAGCCTTTCCGATCATCTATTTTGCAGTATTGGGGAGCTGAGTACTCATAAAAGCCAAAAGACTTGGGAGCGTTGTCTAGTGCTCGCTCTCGCATGCCGTTAAGGACAATACTGAACGCATCACCTGCGTTTGATGTGAGCAGAGTCTGACTGTTAGGGCGAGCTCGCGTAGTCGGTATCGCAGCTCGATATCCTTCCTCTGAGATTTCTCGCAATTCGTCAATGTACAGAAAATCTGCTGTTCTTCCTCGAGAGCCGTCTCTAGTTGCTGCAACAACATCAAGGCGTGTTCCGTCGAGCATCTCAATGCTTTCAGTTCCGTTTGCATATCGGATTTGCTTAACAAAGCCTTTGAGGTGGTCATTGGTCTCCAGTACTTGAGCGACTTGTCTGAAAGTGTCCAAAGCCATGCTTCGGTTAGAGGACATGATCAGAATGTTCTTGGATGGCCACTTTAACAAATGAGCCAGAATAAGCATACGGGCTAAATGGGTCTTACCGTTTTGCCGAGCAATCAATAGCAGGTTTGTTTTGCGGATGAAATGCTGTTTCTTATCCACGACCAGCATGTCCTTCAATACAGCACGCTGCCAAGGCAATAAAGGCGTTTTAACTATCTTGCAAATATCTTCTACATCCTTAAGTAAAGATGTGCCCTTCAAATATGGGCTGTGAAGCCTCGGTTCAGTTGCCCCTCGTAGCTTCTGTTTGCGTTCTGCCATTAACCGGAACCGTTTGGGTTAGGTCGGGCAGTAAATGGACTGTCTTGGACTATTTCGGATCGTGTTGGGGAGGGGAAGCCAGAAAAAACAGGGGGGGTAGCCGTCCGTGCTAAAAAAACGCCCTGTGAGCGGTTGCCCTTGCTTATGTTGCAAGTTTTACAACACGCAACCATGTTATCCATATCAACAGGGTCACCACCTCTACTGATTGGGATGATGTGATCTACCTGTTCTGCTGGCTGTGAGCAATAGGCACATGTCCATTGATCCCTGCTCAAGACCTTTAATCGCTTCTCTTTATACTTGCGAGATAGACGAGGGTCTCCTCGCTTAGCCATTAGTACCAACCTTTTCTTTGATGATGCTTCCATGCTTTACATGGTGTGTCATATCTATGCTTGATGTACTTGATGCCTAAGTCTATCTGCTTAATAGGATTAGTTGTTGTCATTCCTAATATTTGAGGAATACCAAATGCTGTTGAATGGGGGTTATCAGCTAAATGATTCCATGCTGATTCTTTACCCCAAAGCTTTGATAAGCAACTCCATTGTTTACCATCATTGGTTTTAGCTTTTGCATAGCTTTTAATTGGCATGTATTGAGCCGCAGGTGCTACTGCCATAGGCATAGACATAGCTATCCCAATAACGACGGCTATCAGGCAAGCTACGCCTTTCAGGCTTGCCCTGAGCCCCTGAAGGGCTCTAGCCTTGAGTGTACCGTAGGGGTCAAGCACATTTGTATTTGTGCTGGTCAGACGGCGTGGCGATTTACTTAGAGTCTGTTGTGTAGAACCCAGACCCTTTGAATTTGATACCAAAGCTTGAATAAATCTTGCGCATAATCTCATTACAAAAGCCGCATAAAACTTCATGATCTTCATTGATTGAAAACTCCTTCTCATATCTGAGATTCGCTTCGCACTTATCGTTTGTACACTCAAACTCATAAATAGGCATTAACGCTCATTCTCACACATATCGCAGGTCTCTTTCAGATTCCACGCACCACACTTGTTGCAGCGCATAACATCTAATTCTCCCACATTATGTGGCATTTCCCCGTAACCTGCCCTAAGCAATAGATCAACCAACACACTTAACGGAAGTAGTGCAGCATATTCATGCACTTTCGTGGCTTGCCCGTTACATCTCCACACTATGAACCCAAGCTTCCCTGTCTTGGTTGTTCGTGCCGTCTGTTGTTTGATCCATGCCAAGTAACTGAATTTAGCGGTTGCCTTTATTTCAACATCGAACGGGACATTGATGACATCACCTCTAGGATCAGCTCCTCTACCAACCGTTGCACTTCCCCACCATTGCTTGAGATAGTCAGCAACGAGCCGCTCGGTCGCGAAACCTCGCGTGCGACGGTTGGCAATACTCACTTAGTCCGTAACCTTTGCTGATACTGCATGGCACTTGGGACATGACCAAGTAAAGCCACGCATCATAGAACCACCCGTGATGACAAGGGATGCAGCAGGAAATGGCTCATTGCATAGACAACATCTGGTTATAAAGCTTTCTTCTTCAATCTTTTCTCTAACATGCTTCATGTATTCAATAACATCTGGATCTGGAAATGTTTGCCAATTACCTTCTTCGTCCTTGAATTGTATTTTTCCCATGTTAAGCCCATTTCTTCTGAGGTTGCCAAGTGCCCGATTCAGTTATTTCGTACCAAATAGGATCACAGAAGTTCACTCCTGGAACGCCAGCACTAGCTTGCATGGTGCATCTGAACTGACCCCATGGCTTTTTGTTCTTAGTTGATACCCCATGTTTCCAAACCATTTCGCCATGAGAGCATGTAGGAATGTCTTCCTGAGTCTTGCCACCTAAAGCTTCTTTGACCAAAGCCACCGCATCAACAGCAGGTGCAGCAGGGTCTATTGCTTTAACAGTCCACGGATCATCAGCAACCGGCACGGTTATCTTGTCGTCAAGCTTTTCTCGAAAAGACTTGGGCTGATTGTTATTTACTTTAAGCATTTCTTCGCGTGAAGCTCTTTTTCCCTTTGTTGCATAACCAGCATTTGCAAGCGCCCTGCCAATCGCGCTAGTCTCGCAGTTCTCCAGCGCAGAAGTACTATTAACCCCGCGACTACTAACCGTCTCTTCCGCGAGCCCGCTTGAGTACGGTTCGCTATCTGCGTAAGTACGGTAGATGCAAGCTTTAACAATATATCTATCATTTGTATGTGCCACCAATTCTGTACTGATCCGAAAGTCAGGAAAGTCTTTGATGAACTTTGCAAGCCTGTCTTCTACTGGTTCATAATCTTCTAGATTAAACATAAAGTTCATTCTCCTCTGTATGTAGTTGGCCTGCTATTGCTGTATAGGCTGCAAGGTCGATGTATGTATCTGTTTTACCAGTTTCCATACTTCGTGCGATTTTGACCAATGCCATGCACATTGCCACTTGATAGTCAGTAATTGGCATTTCGAGGTATGAGCTCCAGAAGGATGCTGTGCGCTGCATACCGTCTGATGGGTGACCGTATTCCAAGCCACGATCTTGAATGATTGCTTTTGCCTCGTTGAGGTAGTCATTGGCTTTCATCGTCCAGCCTTCTCGTATTGGCGGCGTAGTTCCCTGCGCCCTGCAATGTAACCATTGTGATATGCGGATTTCTTGCCTAGATAGAACGCTGTGAACACGAGCGTGCAAACTAAGATGTAAGTCATGTTGAACCCTTTCTGTTGTTGTTATTGGCAACTTTACAGCTTTAGGTAGCAACACCCACCTTTTTTAGATAACGACTTGATAACGATTTGGCTTGGGTCGGCATCCTCAAAGTAAGGCGCTGCCGGCTCACCTTGGCCTTCCATAGACCTTGCCGTTCACAATGAATGTGCCATTTTTTTCAATGTTGATGATGTCCACCTGGACTAGCTTGTCTTTGACATACATGATTGCAAAGGCTTGCTGCCAATTAGCCGTTCCTTTGGTGTATGCAGCCTGTTTGAAGTCCATGAGGTTACCTACCTCAACTCCATGCAGAACACGCCCTAAACGGCCTCCAGAGGCTTCTGAGAAGGCACTACGCCCTGCTCTGTGGGTATGACCAGAGATTACATTCTTTCCATGCCTACGGGCTGCTTCAAGGGCTGATAAACCCCCATGTGGCTTTATAGGGGTATGGTCGCCATGAACTGCAATCCAGTTAGGTGCAATCTGCATTGGAGTTTTATGAAAGGTTATGCCTAGCTCATCAAACTTCAAGAATTTCTCGAAGCGAAGCTCTGGCAATGACAAGAAGCTAGGTATCTTCTTCATGATGATGTTATACAAGCGATCCGTATGATTAGATCTTATACAGTCGGTGACCCCCATCTCCCACAGAAGTTCAACACAACGGTCGCGGTCATCGCCCAAGCTCTGTGAATAGGCTTCTGGAGTTCCTTCTGACCATTTGCTAATGGTCTGGAAGTCAATCTCGTCGCCAATAGTAACTGTCTGGTCTGGCTTAAAGGTCTGGAGAAATTTGGCTATGTTTTTTGTTACATGTACATCTTCGAAGGGAACTTGTAAATCGCTAAGGATTACAATCTTCTTCATTAGTTAGTCCTCGTCCTCGTCATCCCACTCATGTGGAATTAGGTCAGGCTTAGGGAGTATCCACTCTGGATAAGCCAATGGCTCTAGAATTATTGAAAGTGCAGTACTAGGATCAAAGCCCGCTCTGCGTAGTGATCTATACATTTCTTGTAAAGAAATAGCCCAAGCATCTAACGCATTGTATGTGTCTAGGTCTATGACCTTTTTGCGAGCCATAGGTAAAGTGTTACTTACCTAGCATCTCGATGATTGTATCGACACGCACTTCAAGGCGATTAACCTGATCCTTTAACGATGAACCACCGTTAGGTTTTAACTCGCTTAGATAGTGCTTAACTAGGAAGTGAATGAGAGCAGTTACACCAGCCAGCCCCGTCACAATTCCTGTAACAAGTGCAGCTAAATCCGTTAGGCTCATCGTTTCGTTGGTGTGGCATAACCGAACACCCCTGCAAGTACAGCCCAAAGAATTGAGCGATAGTCAGCTGCGAAGTTTGATGCAGCCCAAGCTGAAAGAAAAGCTCCAGCAGTCAAGATGACAGGGTTCTTCATGTTCATTTAGTTATCCTTCGAGAAGTGGGATAGCAAACTTTTTGCCATCTTTGTCGCCCTTTGCTGTAAAGCTAATATGCAGATGATGCTTGTGAGCATTGACTCCGCTATACGGTCTCCAAGCCCAGTTCTTTTTTTTGCTGCAAATCCTTGAGTTGAAGATGAGGTAATCAATACGCCCATCGAACTTGGCGATGCTTCGAAGTTGATCTGCAAGATAAGGCATGAGGTCTGGCTTTGGTCGTCCAGATAAATCTTTGTCCACATCCAACGCTCTAACAACCCCAGTCGGTGCAAGAGGTATGTGATTGCTAGTACCCTGTGCAATGTGACGGGCATCGGCGACCCATCCATCCGAAGTCTTATCGCGGTCAGGGTATTTGGCATTGATTTGATTTCTTAGAGTCTCACCAGCTTTACAAAGATAAGGCTTCATGGGAAACATCCTCACAAATCCATAAACAAGTTTTATCATCTAAAGTTGCCGTGTTATGACACTTTGGCGGTATAAACCCATCAAGGTCTTTGTGGTATGTATAGCCAATGCCAGCATAGTTAAAGCGAATTTTGCCATTGTATGAAGTACGAATACATTTTTGTCCTCTGAAATCTCCGTACCATTCTTCTGGGCTTAGACCGTCAATAGTTTCGGTTTCGTCTTTACCGACAATTACTTCAGTAACAATGTTATTTTCATCTAAGAAGGCGTAGTGAGCCATTAGACTGTCACCGTTCCTGTTCCTTGTGTAAAGTAATAAACTTTATAACCAGAGCGTGTTGATGTGTCTAGCGTGTAAGTCAATCCACCTGAAACTGTTAAATTTGGAAAATTGTTTAAGTAAGCGAGATAAACTCCACCGCTTCCGCCATTACCACCAATTCCACCGTTAGCAGCTCCACCACCACCGCCGCCTGTATTTGTTGTAGCGCTTGATCCATTAGCTGAACCAGAACCACTCGAACCTGTTCCACCATTTGTAGAACTTCCACCGCTACTTCCACCCCAACCACCGCCGCCTGATGATTTGGATACTGATGCGCCAGATATAGTAAGCGTTATTGCTGCCCCACCATTGCCACCATTTGCACCTGATGGAGTTTGTCCTGCACTACCTGCTCCACCACCGCCACCTGATGCGCCATTTGGAAAACCAATATTATTACCTGAACCACCTGCATTACCTTGACCCGATGGAGTTGCTGCACCGCCCGCACCAGGCGTTGTGCCATTAGCGTTTGCGCCGCCACCGCCAGAACCGCCCGCTAAACCGTTGTTAGTGTTATGACCACCGCCACCGCCACCGTATGCTGTAAAAGAAGAAAAAACAGAATTAGTACCAGTACTACCGTTGGCGTTGTTATTGCCACCAGAACCGCCCGCACCAACAGTTAAAGTAATTACATCGGAAGTGTTAAAAAGTTGTGTTCCCTGTAAAAGACCGCCGCCACCGCCGCCACCGCCTACAACACCACCGGCACCGCCGCCGCCTGCAAATATTGCGTACTCTACAAATTGAGGCACGACATTACCGTAAAAACCTGCAA